TTTGGAATTGTCCTAAACCTTGTCTTGCAGCTAAATCTTGTGCTGCCGCTGCTTGTGCTTGTTGAAAACCTTGTGCTAATAATTGTGCTTGTAATCCTGCTCTGCTTTGCGCTGCACCTCTTGCTGCTTCTGCTGCAAGTACACCTTCTCGTCCACCACCATAAGCACCTGCTTGAATTGCTTGATCACGTCTTGCTACATCTGCAATTGATTGTTGTCTATCAAATTCTGCAAGTGTAGTATCAATCACCTCTTGTTGGTAAGGTGACATAAATTGTTCAAAAGCTTGTGGTCCTACTAATGAATCTAATCCAGCAGCCGCGGTTCGCGCATCTTGTTGTAGTTGTGACTCTGCTGCAATCGTTGGTGCAAACTTACTTGTATCTATTCCTGTAAAACCACCAGCAGGTATTGTACCTGGTTGTAGTTTCTTAATAGTCTCAAGAAAGGATGTAAGTGCACCTTCTATTATCGGTGCTGGTTTTGTTATTGTAGTTGTTTCAGCCATTATGCTCTTGCCTCTAATCTGTTCATTGTTTCATACATTCTCTTAGCACCTTTATTAATATTTCCTCCACCTGCACCTCTAACTGCATCTGCAGTCATTACAAATTCATTTTTAGAAAGTCTTGCAGGTACATCATCTGCTTTTTCTTTTTTACCTATTGGCACAAAACCACCTTTTCTTAAATCCATTTCTTTACCACCAAGATCCATTAAACCACCTTTTTTAAATTCTGGAACTGGTCTACCTTCTTCAGCAGCATCACCGTACGCACTTGTAGTTGTATCCATAAACATCGCTGGCATAGATTCATAAATTGATTTTTTAATTTGAACAGGACCTTGTTCTGTCATAATTGTAATCATTTCTTCTTCATCTTCTTTTATGTTTTGCATAGCTGCAGGTATACCACCAAAATCTGGACCACCACCGTCTTTTAATCTTACTCTACCACCGTCCGCGTACCCCGCTGCGGTAATTGTATCTACAATCTCATCTTCACCAAAATATCCAGCTGCTTCCATAAATTGTCTAATAGCCAAAGCTCTATCTTCATCGGTTGCGCCCTCTGGTAAACTAGCTAACGCCTCGTCAGCAAACGATTTAGCTGTTCTTCTAGCCTCTGCTACTCCTAAATCCATAGTGCCCTGCGTAATTGGTATTGACGCTGCTTTTAATCCTGCCATACTAAATGGATCAGCTCTTCCTGCTGCTATTATACCTTCTAATTTATCAGCACCTTTAGCTAAAAATTCTTTACCTTGACCAAGAAAACCTGATGGAGCTTGCGCAGCTTGAGTTCCTTTATAGACATCCCCTGCTGTTCCAAATTCATCTAATCTATTAACTCCTCTTAATGTATCTCCTGCGCCTGGCGCAGATAATGCACCAATGCCAGAAGCGAGTGCTACTGATAACGGACTGAACTCTCCTTCACTTCCTTCCTGTGCAAGTTGGGCTCCTAAATTTAAACCACCGGACATTAATGCTCTAGATAACATTGTATTACCACCAATACCCATAATCCCTGGAGCCATAAATGGTGCGGCTGCAGCTAAGAATGGTAATGCTGGTTTGATCTCATTTGGTACTATCTTATCTAGTACACGTGATATAGGTCTAGTTATCTTTTTTAAAAATCCCATAGTTTCTCTTTATAATATATATTGATAGCAAGTCCGCAAAGCTTGTAAGTAGGCGAGTATAGCACAATTTACAAGGTTTTTAAACATTCGTCAATCGCTGATATTAAAGTCAGCGCCTATCTTTATTTCCTCTACAGTCACATTTACATCCCTTCGTATATGCTCTGATTTGGTGTCTGTATTAGGATTTTGCACATCTGCCAAAGCCTCCGCATCAGACATATATTCTTTGCCTGTTTCTGTATTAGTTAATGTTACTTCTGTTTTAGGTGTAATTACTGGTACTCTTTTACCATTAATAGTCTCATACCTAACAGAAGCTTCTGTTTCAATAAACGGCATTATCTGTCCTCCCTGTTAATTTCTAGTATAGATGCAATAACATCTACATTACCACTAGTTGCTTGTACCTTTAATATTTCACTTTCCAACATAATTAATGGCTCACTTAACACTTGTTCTTTTTGACCTGATGTTAGAGTTACATCATTATCAACTACAAAAGCTGTGCCTGCTGCGTTAGTTAATGTTACCTTAACTGCTGCTGATCCAGATGCATCTTCTACAACTAACAATGATTTAACAATAGCTCTTGAATTAGATGGCACTGTATACAAAGTGGTAACATCTGTATTTGTTAAACTTACTTTATCGTTTTTATATATATTTGCCACTAGCCTAGTCCTAACCAAGTAAATCGTTCTTGGTCTTCTTTTTGTTGTGTTAAGTATGTAGAGTTTAACTGTTCTATAATTGTAGTTAACGCTCTGTTAATTTGTCTTTGGTTATCTTCACTATATTCTTTTTTAGGTTCTGGTAATCTTACTACTACTTTTGTCATTAGCCTCTCCTTCCATCTGGTTGTAGGTCTACTTGAAAGGTACCGAATCTCCACGATTCACTTACACCTGTGTTTTCTATTTTAATATTTGCATAACGTCCTCTGGCACGTGTGTCAACTTTAGTTGTGCTAGATGTAATTGTAAAAGGACTTAGTGTTGTTTCCTGATCATCTTGAGCAGGAAAATCTTTTATAGATAATGTTATTTGATTATTACCAGTCAATACTTTAAAGTTTGGTAAAAATCTACGCATAGCTAAAAAGATTTCACTTTGATCTTTTTGTAAAGAAAAACTAAATGATTGAATAAAAGATGTGAGTGTTGTTACACTACCATCTGGATTAACCTGATCAGTTCCTATCTCGTGTTCAAAAAATACAGTTTGACCTAAACCTGTTTCACCAATAACTTGTGGAAATGTACCAGTGTTAGAACTATTATAAGCTGTAGCATATGGTTTAGGATATACTAAAGAATCTATCCAGCTAGTTCTTATTGAATTTGTATTTGTACCTGTATACCAATTACCCATTGGTAATCTTGCATTGTCTTGTCCATAATTATAAACTACATATCTATTATTAAAATCAGATCCTTGTGTAGGATACCACCAAACAACTTCTGTAAATAGATTATTGATACCTGCATTTATTTGTTGACCCTTTGTTGTATCACAATCATCATAAATAAAATCTTCAACAGAACAAGGTAAAGTATTTACAGTACCATCAAAAGAAAAGAAACCATTGTTACCCATCCAGTATGCAACACCATCAATTTCAATAGCTGCATTCTTACCTATTAAACCACAGTTTGTACCTACTTGTTCAAATCCAAATGTGAACGGTGCACCAACAAATTTCATTGTGTATAAAGCATTGTCTGTCCAAATTAGAATATTTTCTTTTGCAACCAAACCTCCCATAATTTTTGTACCATCTTGTAATCTCTGTGTACCTGCTGTGTTAGTTGCTTGTGGTGTATATTTATTTATGCTTTCATCTTCGGAAAATCTTATAAACATATCATCCTGTGTAGAAGGTGTACCAATAGTTGTTTCTGTTCCAAGATGAATTAAGTGACGTGTGGTTGGTGATATAAGTGTTACTCTAGTAGCTGTAGGGTTACCACTATCTGTTGCAGCATCTATTTTTGTTTCAAATCCTGAAGTTAACATAGAAGCTCTTGTTGTAAGTCTAGCTGTAATACCTGCGTTCCAAGTAAATGTTTTACCATTTGCAATTGTTGCAACTAATACTTCACCAAAATTACTTAAAGACCAAAGTCCTGGTTCTAATGTTACTGATGATGCTTCGACTGCACTACCAAATCCAGAAAAGTTTGTAGCATTGGTAACCGTTGCACCATCACTGTGAGCTTGTCCATTTGATGTACCAAATGTTGCTGTACCCAATGCACCTCTAGTAATACCTGTTAAGTCGTTTGAAGAAACTCCTGTGTATGTAATTAATTCACTGCCCACAGCTATTGTTCCAGCTGTTGGAAAACCAGTTGTCGATGTTAAAGTTATCGCTGTTCCTGATCCACCTGTACCAGCTGTATCCGCGAGCAACGCTCCATTAAGAGTGTTTGTTAAAGCACCAGTAATTGTACCACCATAATTTCCAATACCATAACCATAACCATAAGATTGAGCAGCGGGACCAACTGTTTCATAAACTTTAACAGTCATACTACCCCCTGTTGATATAACTGAAGATGCTTGATTTAAAGAATCAATTGTAAAAGTTGTTGGTGTTGGAACTGTTAATACTTGAAATAATTTATCTTCAAAATCAGAAGCACTTAAACCTGTACCACTTGGAAGAGTAACTGATGATAATTCTATGATATCTCCTACAGCTAATTCGTGATTGGTACTAGTTGTAATTGTGCAAGTTTTAACTGATGTACTATCTGTTGCTAATGTAGAACTTGTAAAAGTATCTATCACTCCAGCATTATTACATCTAAAAGGAGTTATATCAAATAACTGACCTTCGAAATATAAAAGTAAAAATTTATCTGTACCTATTGCAACGTATCTATTACCTTCAGTATCTACAAAAGCGTGTTGTTTTCTAGCTACACCTACAATTGATTCATTAAGTAATGATTGCCAACCACCTACTTTTTCTGGTAGTCCATATCTAAATCTAACATTATCAGAATCAACCCATCTACCTTCTGCACCAACACTTGTGTCCTGTTTGTCAATCCCCGGAGCAAACTTGATTTGAGTAAGAGCCATCTATTTAGCTCCTATGCTGTATTAGTTTTAAATTGCCAGCCCTTATTAGAACCAGTGTAGAAAAGTGTGACTGATTGATTGTTAGTTGTAAGATCCACTGAAGCAGCTGTTCCTTGAATTTTATCTGATCCGTTTGGTGCCACAGTACATTTGTTAGTTCCAAAACCATTTGATGCAGATACATCCATAATAATTATTTCATCACCTACAGCTCCCGCAGGTAAAGTAATTGTTACAATATTTGCAACTGTGTCTACACCTATTTGATCACCAGGCACTGCTGTATATGCAGTTTTACTTGCTGCAGTTACTGTAGTAAATCCTTTTTCAGTCATAGCTAAAGTTGTAGCTGGAACACTACCTCTAGAATAAACTAAAACTGTTGCACCCTCTGGAAGAGGAACACCTCCACTTTGACCTGTTGTTATTAAAGTTACTGTATAACTATCACCAGCTCCACCTCTAGTCGTGCCATCTTCTACAAAAAATACTCTATTAGCATTACCACCTGTTGTTGATGCAGGCATTGCTAAAGTTGCATTACCAGATAATGTTCCTGTTACTTTAATATAAAGATTTTTACCATTCGCGGTCGCCGATCCATCAGCTAAACTTAATGTAGTAGTGCCAGAACTTAAAGTTACTTCTACATAACCCGATGTTGCTGTTTGTAATAATTGTAAATTAGTATTAGTTATACTTCCCCATAGACCAGCTTTTTCACCGGTTGCGACTAATTCTAAAGATAAATCTGTTGAAAATGTTGATGCCATATTAGTACGGTTTTATTGGTGTCCAAACCATAGTTGCTCCTGGTATTATATCGTTCCACGTAATAACTCCTGGTTCT